TGTACCCGATGGCGGAGTTCAAACAGATTTTGGAAGATTTGATTATTTTATAGATGATGTAACAATAGTTACTATACCTAGAAATAGCGATAAAACAGGCAATTCATTTGCAACAAAAATTTCATTTAAAGTTTTTGAACCATATAGTATGGGACTTTTTATGTTATCTTTAAGAACAGCAGGAGAAAGTTCTGGATACTCAAATTTTAAAGAGTCACCTTACATTTTTATGATAGAATGGATAGGATATATTGATAATGCACCAGGTGTTGCTACAGATAATTTAACAAGAATTATTCCTATTAAAATTATTGATGTTAAATTTTCTGTAGGAACTACAGGATCAACATATGAAGTAGAAGCTATACCTTATAATGAGTTTGGATTTAGAGAGCAATCAGTTAGAAATGTTTCAGACGTTCAATTATCTGGTGCTACAGTTAAAGATATTTTATCATATGGCCCAGGAAGTTTATTAAATCAATTACAAGGCCGATATAGTCGAGAAAAAGCAACAAAACATATTGAAGATTTAGATGAGATTGAAATTCAATTTCCTAACGACTATACAGATGATGATGGATCAAAAAATATTATCGGTGATTCGGAAGTATATGTAGATTATAATAATGGTGGAACACAGCCTTTTCCTGATCCAATTGCATCAAAATTGTGGTTTGAAGGAAAGCAAATTTATAGAACTTCTCAGTTTAAATTAGAAAAAGATAGAAATTGGCACTTTACACAAGAAATATCTATTCCTGACATTATTAATGAAGTTGTTATAAGAAGCAAGTACATAACTAATCAGGTAGTTGGAAGTAAATTTAAAACAGATGATAATGGAATGGTAAATTGGTATAGGATTGATGCTAGAGTACATGATGATCAAGAAGTTAAACAATTAGGAAGGCAAAAAAGAACAATCATTTATAGAGTTATTCCTTACAAAGTTCACATACATAGATTTCTTCCTCCAGGAGAAAAACCTGAAGTAGGTTTTGATAATTTAAGAAATACAGTTACTAGAGTTTATAATTATATCTATACTGGACAGAACACTGAGATTTTAAAATTAGATTTACATTTTGATATGGCATTTTTTACGCCAATATCTGCTGATATTACTAACAGAGTTGGACAATCAAATCCAGGAGGGAAAGGCATCACAGCAGGTGGACAAGAACCAAACTTTGTCTTTGGTAATGCTGATGTAACTGGAGGAACAAATCCGACTCCCCCAACTACGCCTGCATTAACAACTCCTTCTAGTAAAATTGGTACAACTGTTACACCTTCTTTTACTGAAATATCAAAAGAATGGAATCCGGTTGCAGTCGAAGCAGCACAAAGACAATATTTTTATAAAGGGCCAGGTGGATCAGGAACAGATGATGCTCCTACATCACAGGGTAGAACTATGTTTAAACTTTTAACTAATCCTGGAGATATGATCAATTTAAACATGGAAATTATGGGAGACCCTTATTATATTCCTACTAGTGGAATGGGAAGTCAGTGGATTGATAGAGGACAAGGAAATTCATTATCTGATGGATCAATGAATTACCAAGATAGTGAAGTTATGATAATTGTAAATTTTAGAACTCCAACAGACTTTGATCCTAACACAGGTCTTTACAACTTTGATACAGATATTGAGATGTGGAGTGGGCTTTATCAAGTAATACAAGTTGAATCTAAATTTAATAAAAATATGTTTACTCAAGTTATTGAAGGAATTCGTCTAAGGGCACAATTAGGTACTAATGCACAAACAATCTTTGTATATGAAAATAGCAATAATAGTGGTACACCTTCTACAAGTTCAGGTCCAACAACTCCTGCAAGCGGATCTACACCAACAACCCCTTCTTCGTCAACTCCAACAACACCTACAGGATAATAAAAGAATAATAATTATATAACAAGGATTAACAATGTCAGTAGACAAAAGAGCCCCCAATTTAATTAATACAACACTTCTTCCAAATCCCGGTCCTTATCTTGCAAGAATTGTTAGCAATACAGATCCTATGAAACAGGGTTCTTTAGAAGTTGAATTATTAAGACCTATTGGAAATCAAAAAGAAGCAACTCAACAATTATTTGTTGTAAGATATTTAAGTCCTTTTTATGGTTGCACTAGTGTAGATTTTATGGGAGCGTCACCATCAGAATTTAATGACACACAAAAAAGTTATGGTTTTTGGGCAGTTCCACCTGACGTTGGTGTTACTGTTATGGTTATTTTTGTTGATAGCGATCCGGGACAAGGATTTTGGATGGGTTGTGTTCAGGATGCATATATGAATTATATGATTCCTGGTATTGCCGGTAGCACTTATCCACAAGATCAATTAAGAGTTAGTTCTGATACAGATTGGTTAGATGTTACAGGAACAGAATCTCATTTTGGAACAACTTTTTTACCGGTGGGTGAAGTTAATAGACAAATTTTTAAAATGGGATCAAAATCACCAAATCCAGATGTAGAGGCTAATAAAAAACCAGTTCATCCTATTGCTGAAAGATTATTAGAACAAGGAACAATTAATGATCCTTATAGAGGAGTTCATACTAGTTCTGCTAGAAGAGAAAGTCCTAGCAATGTTTATGGATGGAGTACCCCTGGACCTATCGATAAAAGAAATGGTGCTAAAAAAGGTATGGTAGGTAGAGACAGTCAAAAAATTAACAAATTTGTTAGTAGAATGGGCGGTCATTGTATTGTTATGGATGACGGTGATGAAAGATTTTTAAGGAAATCGAGACCTTGGGAAGGTCCTCCAGAATACGCTGATTTAGAAAAAGGAGAGTCTGGATTAGTTGATTTTCCTAAAGATGAAGCATTTAGAATTAGAACAAGAAGAGGAGCACAAATTCTTTTACATAGTTCGGAAGACTTTGTTTATATTACAAATTCTAGGGGTACTGCTTGGATGGAATTTACATCTAACGGTAAAATAGAATTTTATGCTGCTGAAGGTGTTCATATGAGTTCAGGTGCAGACATACAAATGACTGCTGGTAGACATATAGCACAACAAGTTTATGGTAATCATGTTACTAATGTTTCAGGTAATACTGTAAATGCAACTAGTGGTGATCACAGTGTAAAAGTTACAGGAAGTTCTTTTCATCATACTGAAAATGATCATAGTACTATGGCAGGAAATCATTTGTATTCTGAAGGACAATCAGGAAACCATTTAAGAGGTGATTCTATTAATTTTACAGGTACAAGTTATGAATGGACTATTGCAGGTAATTTATTATTAAACGTTCAAGGAAATTTTGAAGTAAGATCGCAAAATGCTTTGATAACTTCAGATATGCAAACACATATTTTATCAGGTAGTGATACTAGAATTGCTGGTAGAGATTTACATCTATTAGCAGGACATGATGTAGTAATAAATGGTTATAATGATATTAATGTAAATGCTGATTCTAAAATAACTATGGCATCAGGTACACAAATTACACAAAAAACACCTTTGATAGTAATTCAAGGAACTGGTGCTATAGCATTAAAGGCCGCCGGCGGCGGATATATGTTACAATCTGCCGGAACATTAGTTTCAACATCATCTGGTAATACTGTAATAAATTCTGGATCAGAAGTTCATTTTCAAGATGGTAACAAATATTCTGTCAACGATGCACCATCTACTCCGTATCCTGCTAGAGAACCAATCGAAGCAGATCAAGCAACTGGTGCGCCAGGTATGCAAACAGCAGGTGGAGGTTATTCTACTCTTATTAGTCCTAATTGTTTTCCAGCAGAAGGGTGGGGGTCTTGTATTAATAAAAGAGTTCCAACTTGGGAACCTTTCCAACACGAGAATTTAAATCCAGCAAATGTTCATGTAAGATTATTAAATATGGATGACAAAAGAACTGTAGTATATCCAGATGGAAAACAATTTACTATAAGAACAGTTCAAGACCTTGATGGAATTTCAAATAGTTATGGCGGATATTCTGGAGGAAGACCAGATACATCAAAATATTCAAGACATGATGCTCCAAATTTAGCAAATTCCTACAATTCAAAACCATTAGATAGCAATTATACCGATGACTATCCACCAAATTGGACAAAAGATAGAGAATTCTTATCTAAAGCACAACAAATTGCACAAAGACATGGATGTACATTAGCAGAATTATTATCAGTATTTGCTGCCGAGGCCGGATTTACTATGAATCCAAGTATTCAAAATAGATATGGATATACTGGATTGATTCAGTTTGGAAATTCTGCGGCAGCATCGGTTGGAACCACTACTGGTGCATTAAGATCTATGACTAGAGCACAACAATTAGATTATGTAGAAAAATATTTTCAAAAGAATGGTAATCCACAAGGAGTAGAACAAATATATCTGTCTATTGCTGCTCCTGCAAAAATGAAAATTCCAGAAGGACAAGAAATCTACCCCACAGGTGGTAAAGCATGGGCTGCAAATCCTGGATGGAGAGAATATCCTAATGGTCCAATAACTAAAAGAGGTCTTAGACAGTTTATCGGATCAAAAAAAGGAAGAGTAGAAAGAATGTTACAAAGTGCTGGAATTAATTCAGGCGGTGGACCATCGTATCCAACTTCTCCTAGCTCTTCTGGTTCCAGTCCGTCAGGATCTGGATCAGTATCAGTTGGTCCTACTACACCACCATTAGTTCCTAGTCAGCAAGTAGGCAGTGGAACTAATCCAAAATAAAGGATAATTAATAATATGTCTACTGTAGGTTTTGAGAATATAAGATTAGGACCAACTACTACTGAAGGTCAACAATTACCGTTAACGTCTAGAACTTATAGAGGTTTTAGTACAGTAAGTACTACGATTGAAAACACTGTTTTATATGATTTAGAATTAATTAAACAAGATCTTATTAATAATTTTCATATTCGTAAGGGAGAAAAACTTGAGAATCCTGAATTTGGAACTATTATATGGGATGCACTCTATGAGCCATTAACAGATGGTCTAAAACAGGCTATAGTTACTGATGTATCGGCAATTGTTAATGCAGATCCTCGTACTCAAGTTGTAAAAAGTACTGTAACACAAGTAGACAATGCTATACAGATAGAAGTAACACTTATATATTTGCCATACAATATACAAGAAACCTTGCAATTTAAATTTGATCAAGCAAACGGTATAAGTTCTAATTAAACACCCACATATTTTCAATAATAAATAAAGAAAACAAGGTAGTTAATTCAATGTCAACAACCGGACGTCAACAGAATCTTTTTCTAGCCGAAGATTGGAAAAAAATATATCAAAAATTCAGCAATGCTGATTTCACAAGTTATGATTTTGAAAATTTACGCCGTGTAATGATTCAATATCTTAGGGAAAAATATCCTGAAGACTTTAATGATTATATTGAATCTAGTGAATACCTTGCCTTGATTGATCTTCTTTGTTTTTTAGGTCAAAGTCTATCTTTTCGTATTGATTTAAATGCTAGAGAAAACTTTTTAGAACTTGCAGAACGTCAAGAAAGTGTTTTAAGATTAGCACAATTAATTAGTTATAATCCTTCTAGAAACGTTTGTGCAAATGGATTATTAAAAATAGACAGTATTACTACAACAGAAGAAATTATAGATGCTAATGGTAGAAATTTATCAGGTCTAGTAGTAGTTTGGAATGATCCAACTAATAATAATTGGTTAGATCAGATTACAAGAATTATGGATTCTGCTATGGTTGCTGAAAATAATTTTGGCACGCCAATATCTCAGAGTGTAATAGGAAATATACAAACTGAGCAATATAAATTTAATTCTAATAATTCAGGAATTCCATTATTTAATTTTAGTAAAGCTGTAAATGGAGTAACATTACCTTTTGAAATTCCAAGTACAATTATTTCAAATGGATATATTGTTGAAGATGCTCCATTAAGAGGAAATAAATTTTCTTTCATTTATAGAAATGATTATAAAGGTTATGGGAGTGTTAATACTGGTTGGTTCCTACATTTTAGACAAGGTACACTTTTGTATAAAGAATTTAAAATGAATAGTCCTACAACTAATGAAATTGTAGATATTACTGATATCAATATTAATGATAATGATCTCTGGTTATACAGTTTAGATTCTTCTAATAATGAACAAACATTATGGACAAAGGTTCCTTCTATTACAGGAAATAATATCATTTATAATAGTCTTGATAAAACAATTAGAAATATATATCAAGTACAAACCAAAGCAAGCGATGCTGTTTCTTTATTATTTGCTGATGGTATCTTTGGTAATCTACCTAAAGGTAGTTTTAGAACATATTATAGAGTTTCAAATGGACAAACTTATTATATTAATCCTAAGGATATGGCTGGTGTTGTAATAACAATTCCTTATACTTCTAAAACAGGATCGGGTGAATCTTTAACAATTACATTATCTCTTAAAAATACAGTAACTACAGCCTCTGCCGCAGAGAGTCTTACTGAAATTAAAACTAATGCACCTTTAACATATTATACACAGAATAGAATGATCACAGGAGAGGATTATAATTTAGCTCCTCTTAGTGTAAGTCAAACAATTGCAAAAGTTAAAACAATTAATAGAACTGCTAGTGGAATCAGTAGAAATTTTGATTTAATTGATGCTAGTGGAAAATATAGTTCTATTAATATTTTTTGTACAGATGGAATCATTTATAGAGAACAAACAGAAAATAATTTTACCTTTACATTTAATAGTCGAACTCAAATAGATTCAATTTTAATGAATCAAGTACAACCGTTATTAGAAGCGGAATCAATGAGAGACTTTTATTATGAAAATTATACTAAGATAATTTTGCCAGATATTACTATTGCATTTACTCAAGTAACAACAGCAGTAAGTGAAAGTACTGGATATGTTACTAGTACATCAGATACTACAACACCATTTAAGGTAGGATCTTATACTGAAAATAGTTTAAAATATTTAGAACCTGGTGCATTAATTAAATTTATTCCACCGTCAGGATTTTATTTTACTCAATCTGGTACATTAACAACAACTGCATCGTCAACTACAATTGATAGAATTTGGACAAAAGTTGTAGCAGTAGTAGGAGATGGTACTGCTACTGGATTAGGAGTATTATCATCTGGATATGGTCCTATTGTGTTTGATAAAATCATTCCTTCTACAGCAATTATTAATCAAGTTATTCCTAAGTTTAATAGTGTTTTTCCAACAGACACATTATCAGTTGCCGTAGAACTTGTATTTAATAATAAAAATTTTGGATTAAGATATGATATTTCTACTAGAGCATGGCAAATAGTTTATGATAGAAATTTAGATCTATTAAATCCGTGGAGTCTTGGTAAGTCTGGAGATAATACGGGATCTAAATTAGATGCTAGTTGGTTAGTTGCTTTTGAAACAGATGGAACAACATATACTGTTACATATAGAGGTCTCGAATATTTCTTTTCTTCTATACTTGAAAATAGATTTTATTTTGATGGAACTAGAAAAATTTATGATTCAAATACAGGAAAAGTAAAAAAAGATGTTGTCAATGTATTGAAATTTAATACCCTTCCTAATACATCAACATCTTTAGGACAAGATTATATTTTTAATATAATTGGAGTTACAACTGAAGTTGATGGATATGCAAGTAGTAGAACAATAAAAATAACTTTATCAGATATAAATTCAGATGGTGTTGCAGATAATCCGGATCAATTTGATATTATTGTAGATCCGTCAATTTCTAATCCAAATCGATATGTATTTTTTGAAAAATATATTACAGAAGCATATGTAGAAGATTATCGTTACATTGAAAACACTAATAATATGTTTCTTATTTTTGACTCAGAAAATTCAATTTCCTCATTGAGTTCTTATACAAATGGACAATTATTTTATTTTTATATGTCTGACATAGTTAAAATATATAATTCAAGTCTTCAAGAATTAGTTATTACAACTGATTATTATGCAGCAATAGGAAGAGCAAATATTAATTTCTATTATTTGCACAATGCAGATCAAAGTTATAGAATTGATCCTAGTGCAAGCAATATTATGGATACATATATATTAACAAAGGCATATGATTTAGATTATAGAAATTGGATAGCAGGAAATTTAGATACAGAACCTCTTCCACTTAGTTCAACGGATCTTAAGATTACATATGGCGGAAAATTAGATCAAATCAAAAGTATTAGTGATGAAATAATTTATCATCCTGTAAAATATAGAGTATTATTTGGATCTGCGGCCTCTACTAATTTACAGGCAAGTTTTATAGTTGTTAAAAACGGAGAACAAGTTATTACGGATAACGATGTTAAATCTAGAATTATAGTAGCAATCAATCAATATTTTAGCCTTGATAATTGGGATTTTGGTGATACTTTTTATTTTACAGAAATGGCAACTTATATAGTAAATCAACTTGTTCCTTATATTACAACTTTTTTAATTGTTCCTACTAACAGTGATCAAGTTTATGGAAGTTTACAACAAATAACATCTCAGCCAAATGAAATTTTTATTAGCGGAGCAACAGTTAATGATATACAAATTGTTGATGCAATTACTGCATCTAGAATTAAAGCACAGGGATATATTGTAACTTCTGATACTTATAACATTAATACAACGAACTTACAAAGCATATCAAGTTCATTATAATTGGAGATTTAGAGTTAAATGGCACAACAAGACTACAATGAATCACCGTTGCCGATAGGTTCTAACAATAAAAGACAAAATAGTAATCTTCTTCCAAACTTTTTTAGAAGTAATTCTAATAAAAAATTTCTTGGAGGAACAGTTGATGTTGTAACACAACCAGGAACATTAACTCGAATTAGTTCTTATATTGGTCGTAGAGACATTCCTAATTATTCTTTTGATGACAATTATATAGAAGAAACATCAACACCAAGACAATATTATCAATTAGAACCTGCATTTATTAATCAGGATTCTGTAACAGGTAATATTAATTGGTTTGGTGATTACATTGATTATATTAACAGCCTTAAGTATTTTGGAGCTAACGTATCTAATCATAGTAAACTTAATAAACAAGAAGCATATACTTGGGATCCACATATTGATTGGGATAAGTTTGTAAATTATCGAGAATATTTTTGGTTACCGTCAGGACCGGATCCAATTACAGTATATGGACATTTAGAAAATATAGTTTCTGAGTATTCTGTTACATCACAATTTGAGGATAATAATATTGTTTATATTTTTACTCCAGATGGTTTAACAGCAAATCCTGCATTAACTCTTTATAGAGGAGTAACATATACATTTAATATTAATGCACCTAATACTTTGTTTTCAATTAAGACACAAAATGAATCAGGCGATAGTTATTTCTATGACATTGGTGTTAGTGCAAGAAATGTTGAAAAAGGAATATTAACTTTTACAGTACCATATGAAGCACCTGATATGCTTTATTACGTTGATAATACTGTGAGAGAAAATAACGGTGTTCTTGATGAGACAGTGGGAATTATTAATATTAAAGATATTAAAGATGCTGCTTTTCTTGATGTTGAAAAAGAAATAGTAGGAAAAATAAATTTTACAACTAGTGATGGTATTCAATTTATTAATGGGCTTGTTGTGCAATTTTCAGGACAAGTAACTCCTACAAAATATGCATCTGGACAATGGTATGTTGAAGGAGTTGGAAGTAGAATTGTTTTAATAAACAAAAAAGATCTAGAGTCTCCTGCAACCTTTATTTCAAATATTGATATTCCATTTGACGATCAAGGATTTGACACATTACCTTGGGAAAACGCAGACAATTATCCTCTTGAAAAAGATTATTTGGTTATTAACAGGGCATCTAGAGATAGAAATAATTGGTCTAGAACTAATAGATGGTTTCATCGATCAGTAATTGAAATTTCTGCAACAGCAAATGGTACAATACCTTTATTAGATCAAACAACTCGAGCTCTTCGTCCTATCATTGAATTTGAACCTGATTTAAAATTATATAATCATGGCTATTTTTCAAAAGCAGATATTGATTTAGTTGATACAGTAACAACAGACGTATTTTCATTAATCGAAGGTAGTACAGGTTATTTTATAGATGGTATAGAACTCCTTCCGGGTTATCGAGTATTATTTTTAGCAGATAATGATATTTTAGTTAAAGGAAAAATATTTGAAGTTCAACAAATACAAAATGTTTATGAGTCTTCTAATCAGGACATTGTTGTTATTTCTACAGCCCATATAGTTAACTCTGATCAATCTACTAAAGATATAATTACTGTTCCCGACACTAATACTTTAAAACCAGGTATGACTGTAAAATTTTCTGGAAATTTAATTGGAGGATTATCTCCTTCAACAGTATATTATATTCTTAAAACTAATTTTACTTCAACATCATTTTCTGTAGGATTAACAGCAAATGGCTCAGCAGTTACTTTAATTGATTCTACTAATCTTACAATGAAGGTTTCTGTTGTTGGGTCAGGAGTTACTAGAAGAAAACAACAATTAACATTACAAGAAGTACCAGATACTGATCCTGTCGAAGGTGAAATAGTTTACATCACCAAAGGAAATTCATATATGGGATCTTCCTTTTATTATTTGAATGGAACTTGGGCACAAGCACAAAAGAAAACAGCAATAAATCAAGCACCATTGTTTGATCTTTTTGATGAAAATTTTGTTAGTTATTCTGATACAACTGTATATCCTTATAATAATTTTAAAGGAACTAAAATCTTCAACTATCAAACAGGTACAGGAATAAATGATTCTGAACTTGGATTTCCTTTAGTTTATCGTTCTATAGATAATGTGGGTGATATTGAATTTGAATTTAGTTTAGAAAAAGATACATGGAAATACACATTAAATAAAAGTGTAGTTACATTAAATGCATATCAAGCATTTCTTCGAAAGTGGAATCTTAACAATGCGTTTGAATATAAAAATGGTTGGATAGAAACAGATAGAAAAACTGAACAAAATGTTGTTAGGGTTTTAAAAGTTGAGTCTGCAACTAGTAGTGTTCCGATAGATGTATATGATGATGCACAATTACTTTATGCTTTAGAACAAGCTAATCAAATATTATCAACGAATCAATTTTATATTTCTATTCAAGATAATTTAGGAAGAGATTTAACTAATACTGATTATTGGTTACCTTTCAATTATAACACATCTTATCAAGGAATTTGGAAAGGAATTGGATCAAATTATCATCAAAGAGATATTGTTTTATATAATAATTTCTTTTACATAGCTCTTGAAGATATTATGGGTAATTCTGCTCAAGTGACTCCCCAAAATACAAATTATTGGAAATTATTATTTACGGGGTATATATACAAAGGTGAATTTAATTTAATAGATAGTTATTTTGTAGACGACATTATTAGTTATAAGGGATCTGTATATATTGCAATACAAGATAATATAGATCATTATTATCCAACAGATATAATTTATTGGAAAATTTTAATAAAGGGACAGTCACAATTTAGAGGAGAATATAATACAGTTAATGGATTTTTTAAAGGACAATATAGTAGCAATCAACAATATGTCATAAATGATATTATTAAATTAGGAAGTTCTTATTATATTGCTTTAAGAAATAATATATCAATTGGTGTAACTGATACTAATAATTGGAAACTTATAAACACTAATAATGTTAGTAATTTTAATAATATGAAAATGACTGTAGTTTACAATAATAAAGATATTGTAAGTTACGGTTTGTATCTTTATGTTTCTAATGTTGATAATAATACAGCGAGTCCAACAGACTTAATGTATTGGACACAATTATCTTCCGGTTCTGTATTTCCAAAATATTATAATAATCAAACTTTATATCGTGAAGGAACTATAGTTGTTCCTGATGTAAGAACAAAAGTTGATTATAGAATTCGTGTTTATGTTAATGATATTAAAAGATCTGATTTAAATCTTGGTGTAACTGAAGGAATTGCATATATTAATTTTGGAACTCCTTTAGCAGCAGGAGATAAAGTTGTTTATAAAATAAGATCAATCTCAAATAAAAATCTTAAGGGGTATTATGAAATCCCCCTCAATTGGCAAAACAATCCTTTCAATAAAACAGTTGACAATTTTACCTTCGGAGAATCTATTGATCATGTTAGAAGTATAGTTGAGAATTCTTCTGGTTTTTCAGGAAACTATCCTGGCCTCGGTAATTTATCAGAATTAGGAAATGTTTCTAATCTTGGTCGCAAATTTATGCAACATTCTGGGCCTTTGAGTTTATCTGCCTTTTTAATGATTGATAAGAATGTTAATATTGTTAAAACTTTACAATGGGCAAGTAAAGAATATACTCAATTTAAAAAAGATACAATATTTAGATTAGAGACAAAAGGATTTGATGGAACACCTAGAGA